ATTTCCATACGAAGAGCGCATCGCCCACTACAAAGCTAAGCTGGCGGAGCTCGGTCTTTGACCAGCAGGGCGGGGAGCTTGATGAAGTTCACCGCAAACGCCCACGCCTGCCGCTTTGTCATCCGATCCGGGTTCGTCCCGACGACATCGTGCGTCGCGTAGTGAAACCAGGTGAGGGCGAAGCCGGTCGCGTCCTTCACCGCGAAGGCGTGCCCGGTATCTTCGATCCACCAGGGTGGCGGAAAACGGGAAGGCATCCGCTACCCCTACGGCGTTCTCCAAACGTTCTCAAGCGGAGCCAAAAAAGAGGGCCGCCGAAGCGACCCCCAGGTGAGCGGTAGCTAGTCCGGGACCAGCCTCCGCCGTCGCATCATCGCGCCCACGCTCCCAAAGCCCAGGATCATGAGCGCCCAGGTCGCAGGTTCGGGAATGGCTTGCGTAGGGCTGGTCCAGGTGTCGGCGTCCACGCGGTGGAAGGTCGTCACCACCCGGTCCCCGGTATCGAGTGTGTACGCGATCCAGAAGTCAGCCGGCCCCGTGCCGTTCTGTCCGTCGTCGAGGCCGGAGTTGAAGAGCTGGTTCAGATCCTCCGCTCCCCGATCCGCGAGGAACTCTCCGCCCACCGTTTCCTGTCGGCACGCGTCGGTCGGAGTGAAGCCGGATGGGAAGCAGTCTTCTTGCGCGGGGAACGTGCCCTTAGCGGCCAGCACGCTCGTCCAGATAGCGCCAGGAAACTGCGCCCCGAGCTCCTCGAAGTGCGCCACGGTCCCGCCTGTGACGGAGACGTAGCCGATGAAGTCAGCGGCCGAAGCCGCCGACGAAATGGAGAGCGCGGCGGCGATACCCGCGATTGCCCGACTAAGCATGAAAAGCCCCTTTGAGATGATCTTAGGGCTACCGTACCCGAACATCGGGTTCCCCAAAAGCGGGTTCGCTTCCCACGCGCATATTCAGCTTGGCTTTCAAGCGGAAGCCTCGCTATGCCGGCCTCAGTGCACTCCGACGCGTACAGTTCAGCCGTTGAGCATTTGATCCAGTTGCGGAAAGAGCGCGGGCTCTTGCAATCTGACGTAGCCAAGCGTCTCGGTAAGCATCAGCAGTTTGTGTCGAAGGTCGAGAACCGCGTACGTCGGCTCGATATAGTAGAGTTCTGCGTCTATGCGCGCGCCTTAGGTGCTGATCCCGTTGAGCTTCTGCGAACTATCGTCAGGGACGTTCCTGGTGATACTCGGATTTAGTGTATGTTACACTGTTTCTATGTACGCAGGATATGCCAATCACCTGAAGCGTAGCCGGGCGGAACAGATAGCGCTGACTGACGACGGTACAATCACCGACACATCACTTTCGAAGTTGCAAGAAGCACAGGGATGGATCTGTGCACTTTGCCAAGAGCCGTTACCGGAACTTCCGTCGCCAGACCACATCACACCGCTTACAAAGGGTGGTGCACACACCATCTCGAACATCCAGATTGTCTGCTGGCCGTGCAACGACCGAAGGCGTGCGACGCTGCCGGCGCACGTGTCTTCAAACCGCTCGATACTCTTCTCGCGCTATGAGCCACATCCATTTGAGCTTGCGATCCCAGCAGCGTTCCAGGCCCAGCAGAAGTCACCGGCCGACCACTACGATCTCGTACGGTCCCTGGTAGCTGGTCTCCGCGCGAAACGCGGCCTCCATCAGGCTGACGTGGCGAAGCGCCTCGGCAAGGGCCAGCAGTTCGTGTCGCGGGTGGAGAACAAGCTCCGCCGGCTCGATGTGGTGGAGTTCGTGGCGTACGTCCGTGCCCTTGGCGCTGATCCGCGCGAGGCGTTCCGGGAGATCTACGAGCAGCTCCCCGAGGACATTGCGATCTAAGGCAGCTTGTGCCAGAACCGCGCGCCTCCGAGCCCGCCTGGGTTTGGGAGACAAAAACGAGACAAATGGAACGACGGAGTTTGGCTAAGTCACTGACTTGGCGGGTATAGCACAATGGTAGTGCAGCAGCCTTCCAAGCAAAAAAGTGATACCTCCTCATAGCGCACATACGCGCTCATACTGACCGGCATCCATCTGTTTCCATTGACCGTTTCGCCAGAGCGACCTGCTCATGGCGTTACACTGTGTCCAGTCCCTGTTCCTTGGGATTGCGAGACAAAAAGGAGACAAACGATGCCGGTCGTGCATCTCACTGACGTGGCGGTGCGCGCCCTCAAAGGCGGTACCCCTCCCATCCGTTACATGTGCAAGACCACGCGGGGCTTTGGCATCCGCGTTGGGAAGCACACGAAGACGTGGGTCTGTATGCGAGGCCGCTCGCGTGAGCTCGTGACGATCGGCCAATACCCCGACCTTCCTCTCAGCGCCGCGCGCCTTGAGGCCAAGAAGCTCTTAGCCGAAGAACCTAAGTGGCAGCACAAGTCACAACACAAGTGCTTCCGCGAGGCCCGAGACGAGTTCCTCGACGCCCACTACGCCGACAAGAGCGAGGGGACGAAGTACCAGGTCTCCCGCGCCCTCAAGCTGCACTTCAAGCACCTTGAGCCGATGCAGCTCGCGGACATCGAGGACGCCGACATCAAGCGCTGCCTCGACAAGCTGAAGGACCGACCGAGCGAACAGCTCCACGCCTTCCGCTATTTGCGGACCTTCTTCAACTGGTGCGTCCGCGCTCCCCGCCGCTACCTCCGCTACAGTCCCCTCACGGGCTACGAGGCACCCGGCAAGGACAGGAAGAAGACCCGCATCCTCACTGACGAGGAGGTCGTCGCCGTCTGGCACGCCTGTACAGGCCCTTCAGAGGCCGCTGTGCGGGCGATGCTGCTCTTCGGTACCCGCAGGCAGGAAACGTGCGTCCTGGAGCAATCCTGGGCCTTCCAGGGGGTGCTCACGATCCCTGGCGACCACACGAAGAACGGGAGAACCCACTCAATCCCCTTTGGGCCGCTGGCGGAGCACATCCTACCGAAGCACAACCACCAGCACTTCTTCCCCGGCAGGTGGGGGGAGGGGCACATCACCCCGCGTGGGTTGTCCCAGGTGGTCGCCACCGTACAGAAACGATCCGGCACCAGCGGTTGGACGCCTCACGATCTACGGCGCACCTTCCGCAGCCTTGCAGCGAGGGTAGGGGTTCCCCGAGACATCGCGGAGCACCTTCTCAACCACGCACCCAAAGACCTCGACGCGATCTACGATCAGTGGAGCTACCTCCCACAAAAGCGAGAAGCGCTTCGCAAGATCGAAGAAGCCCTGGTATGGTTGCTCGTCCGGTAATCGCCGGATGCATCGCGATGCTCCTCATTGGAGTACCGTGATGGAACGGCTAATCACTGCGAAAGAGCTGAAGAGCTACGTACCTTATTGCAGAGCACACATAGCGCGCCTGGAGGCCGCTGGACAATTCCCTAAGCGGGTACGTCTGGGCACCGGAAGGGTAGCGTGGCGAGCCTCTGACATTGAGGAATGGCAGCAATCCAAGTTCTCGACAGATGCCAACCCCGGCTCCTAGCGGAGCCACTAAGCCCCCGGTTCATCGCCGGGGGCTTTCTTTTACATGGGATACTGCTAGAGGAGCACCACAGCAGGAGACGTACCATGCCTACTCTCGAAGAGATCGACGCCCAGATCCGCGAGCTCGAAGAGCAGAAGAACCAACTGCGCGAGCAGGCTAAGCAGGAGGCTCTCAACCGCGCTAACGCCGCGATCGAGGAGCTACGCGTTCTCGGTTTCACCTATCGGCTCGTGGAGGGCAATCGGCAGTCCGGAAGCGCCATGACGCTTTCCGGCGGCAGCACCCTTTCCGGAGGTAGCACGCTTGGCGGCGGTACCCGGCGCACTGGTATCCGTGACCAGGTGCTCTCGATTGTGAAGGAGAGCGGCGACGGCATCAGCCGCGCAGACGTACTCGCCAAGCTCGATGCTAAGGGCAACAAGTCGGCGGAACAGAGCGTCTCTAACGCGCTCGCAGCCCTCAAGAAGGCCAACACCATCGCTCAGAAGGATGGCCTTTACATCGCGGCCTGACACCTACCGTACGAGTACGACAAAGCCCCGCAGACCATCGCGGGGCTTTTTCATGTTCAAGGTCAGGCGGTGGAGTGCCCCGAGGTCGCTAACCTCTACCGCTTTAGCAGACGTTGCTGCGCGCGCAGCCTCGCACTGCATTACACTCCCCCGTCTATCCTCGAACCGTTCCAGCGCAGGTGGGGAACGACGAGGGGAAAGCATCCTCGTCCGGCGACCCAAGCTGGGTCCCATGCCGCGCGCTAGTACGGCTCCGGTATCTCATTCCCCCATCTGCACTCGAACTGTCGGTGAAGGGCTAGTGGGGCACGGGGAGGGCGTCTAACCCTCGCGTATACGCTCCTCATCTCTTGCAGAAACTCGGTCCAGTGCCCGTCCGTCTTATCTGCTTCGGCTGATAGGGCTAAGAGAGACAACCGCTAACCCGCGCCACAACAACCCTCCACTTCCTAGCGGCAGTGTACCACGCATACGAGCCGACCATACGCCTTACCATACTGTATGCCGGGGATAACCCCGACAACACACTGATTCCGCACCGTTTCGCATGGCCTCACGGCCACGACCCATGTGCTTTATTCTTACGAAAAACCCCATGGGTCGTGGCCCTTACGGGACCACAGACGAAACGGTGCGGTCACTGTACCGTTTGCCCCCTTCTACTCCTTCCCTATCCCCCATTGCGGGGACCCCCTTCCCCTTGCTCTCTCCCCCCACGGGGAAGGGAAGTGGGACCTCTACCGTTTACAATGGTGTGGGAGTTCTTCGTTTCGTGGTCGGCGGGAGCACCCCTTCCCGAAGCGAGGCTCTACTCCACCGACCCACACAATGAACGTACTCATTCTCGGCAGCGACAAAGCGCCGATCTCACGATACTTTTCCGAGCGGTTTCTGCTGATCGACGACGGCGAGTTTTCCGATCGGCTCACCTTTCCCGACCACTATCAGGTGGTTCGGTTCGACGTTTCAAAACACTCGTTCAATCCGCTGGCTGACCTCGACTACCGAAAGGCACGGGAGTTTGTCTCCGTTCTCGATGCTGTGTTCCCGGAAGGGGAGAATACACTCACCAAACAGCGCTCACGCTTTCAGATACTACGATCCCTCCTCAACGAGCCAACTGACCTGGAGACGCTCATTCGTGATAGCAGGGAAACCGAGCACGCCTACCAGACGATACAGACACTACTCCTGTCACCCGTACTGAAGGACGTGCTCACACGACCCACCAACATCTCTTTCAAAGGCATCATACTCGCCAAACTCGACCGATCGGTACTAGGCGACTTTGACAGCTTCGTGCTCGCGAACTTCCTGATCTCTCAATACGAGGGGCCGGTCGTGATCCCGGACTTCGGCTTCTACGCCCACCAGGGTCATGCGCGTCTGATGCGACAGAACCGGCTCATCGCCGGGGTCAGCGCGTTCGAGGAGCTGCCTGACTGGAAGCACCGCCTCCTGTCCTTCCCTACGAAAGTGGGCAGCCGCTGCAACTCTGACGATGCAGACCTCCTGGCCCTCTACACCTCGAAGTTTGCACGCGGCACCGAGGGCTTCCTCGCAGACCGAGACGCGTACATGCGCAGCGCTTGACAGTTCCAGAGAGCGGCGTTCCCCTGCCGAGGGGGAAAAACCGATGCAGCTCAAAATAAAGCGCTCTGAGGTCGGGAAAAAATTCAGGCTTGAGGTCCGCGCAGACTACTCCGACGAGGAGAAGCAGAACCTCCGCAAGGTGGGGTATTTCCCCATCTGCCAGGTCGCGACCTCCATCTGGCTGAAGGACGTCACCAAGGGCTCCAACCTCTTCGGGTCCGTCGTCACGGGAGTGTTTCCAGAGCTGAAGGGCTTCGTGATCAACATCACCGCCGAGAGCCTTGAGCGCGGCCACGTCATCGAGAGCGGCCGGTTCGAGGAGCTGATCGAGGTCGAGAACGAGATCAGAGCGAACGCGAAGCTGCTCCACTCCCGCATCAAGGAAGCGAACTATTTCCAGGGTCAGGAGCAGGTGATCGACATGGAGACGGGGGAGGTGGTCGCCCGCGCCGAGCCCATGCCCACCCGTCCATTGCCACCTGTCCAGGTTGCTCCCCAACCTAGCTTAGCTGCGCCGGAGGAAGCCTCCCTCTTCGTGCAGAGGGTTGCGCCAGAAGCTGCGGCGCAAAAGAAGGCGGACGATGGCTTCAACGGGATCGGCATACTGCTACTCTTGGCTTTCTTGCTGTTCACGTCTGTCTTGTTCATGCTCTCCAGCTTCCAAGTGCGCTGATGGCTCAGACGGGGCGCGAACGCGACCTACGCGATACGCTCCAATTGTACGAGTGGGTGTGGGCGCACGACGCGAGCCTTGCGGAGGTAGGAAAGAACATTGGCATCCGCATAGCCAAGGACTTCATCTACAAGCTACCCACCGAGCTCTTCCGTCCGTTCGCGAACGTGATCTCCAGCCTCATGATTGAGGAAGCGTACCTGTGGGAAACGCCGCCGCCAGACTTCGACCGGATGAACCTCCGGGAGCTGACGGAGTACCGGGCGCTTCTCTTTCAAAAGCAGCACTACCTCAAGAACCGCGAAGCCTTCGAGGAACTACTCTTTGAGGGTCTATCCCTAGCCCTCTACTCCATCGGCAAGGATCTACCCCAGGCAGAGAGCCCGTCGCCCTTCACCATCCCGCTTGTCTACACCCTGGATGAGCCGGGCCTACTAATCGACCGCATCTTCGCGACGCTCTGCGCTCCGAAGTTCGAAGATCGCGGCATCTTCAAGGGCCTCACAGATCAAATGTGGGCCAACATCCAAGCTGCCTCCGGTCGCACATCCTCTGACAGCAAGAAGCCACTCAAACTAGCAAGCAAGAGCGGTCTACCACCAGACGAGCTCGTGGCGACGTACCTAACGGGCACACCGTTCGCTGACGTGTTTAGAACGCCGGTACCACTCAAGTTCACGACCCTTGATCGCATGAACCACATGCACGTAATCGGGAACACCGGATCAGGGAAGAGTACCCTCCTAGCCAACCTCATCATCAACGACATCAAGGACCCGGCTAAGCCCTCCGTCGTGGTGATCGAGCCGACCGGCGACTTGGTACGAACGCTTCAACGAGCGGATCTCGGCATTGAAGATCGCCTCATCATCATCGACCCGCAGGACCCTATCGCGCCGGCCTTGAACCCGTTTGCTCTGAAGTCTGAAGCAAACGAAACGGCCAGAGAGAGGGCGCGCGCCTACATCGTTCAGACGTTCAACTTTTTGATCTCCGCGCTTGCTGGGGGCACCGCCGACCTCACGTCCAAGCAAGGCATCCTCTTTGAGCACATTGCTGAGGCACTGCTCGCCTTCCCCCGGGCGCGGGATCAGAACGCCACGGTGCTAGATCTTTTCCGCTTCCTGCAGGACCCGCTGAAATACAAGGACGTGGTGGATACCCTCCCGGATTTCACCCGCGAGTTCTTCGAGGAGGACCTGTTCCAGAAGGGCTCGGAGTTCACGAAGACCCGAAAGGAGATAGCTTACCGCTTACGAGGGGTGCTGCTTAACCCCGCCGTCCGACGCCTCCTCAGTGCTCCTGAGACGAAGCTCGATCTCAAGCACGCGCTGGACAACGGCTACGTCATTCTCGTGGACACGGCGCGCGACCACCTGGCTACCGGCTCTCCAGTGTTCGGAAAGCTCTTCATCAGCCTCATCCTGCAAACCATTCTGCAACGCGCTGACCCCGGCGCTTCGCGGCACCCGGCGTACATCTACATCGACGAGTGCTCCGACTACTTCGACACGTCGGTCAACGAGTTCCTGAACCAGGCGCGCAAGTACAACTGCGGTGTGATCCTCGCTCACCGGCAGCTCGAAGAGACCACCTCTCAGGCACTCAAAGCGTCGCTCCTCACGAACCCCGGCATCCGCTTCGCTTCGAGGATCTCGGTCGCGGACGCTCGCCAAGTCGCCCCGAACATGCGGACAACGCCGGAGTTCATCATGGGCCAGCCTCGCTACACTTGGGCAGCCTACATCCAGGACGTCACCCCACACGCTGTAGCGATCCCCACACGCCCATCTCCGCTCGAACATGCGCCACGGCTCACCTATACGAGATACGAGGAACTGCTCGCGAAGAACCGCGCAAAGGTGGGCATCCCGGCCAGCTATCCCGAGCCACCACGGGCCGCATTCGTGCAGGCTGCTGAGGTATCAACACCCGAAGAGGACGGTGATTGGGTGAAGTGGGGTAAAATAGACGAGTAATCATATAGCGCCACCGCGTAGCACTGTGCACATCCTGCCCATGGCGAACGGTTACACCTAAAATCCCGGCGCTAACCTCTCGATCTATGAGACCGAAATACCGCACTAAGCCCGTGAAGGTTGACGCTAGCGAGCACGGCCGGCGCTTCCGGAACGAGCCTCAGTCCACCAACAAGCGCTATGTCCTCACGGACAGGAAGATCCGGGTGCTCCAGGCACTCCGGCACGGCCCAGCACCATCGGGCCTCCTTGTGCGTCCCTTCTTCGGCGGACAGCCAGGATACAAGCAGACTGTCCTGCGCCAGCTTACCGACCTCTTCCACGAGAAGTACGACGGCGAGACGCTTGTGTGGCGTCCTGACGAGCTGAACCCAGAAGGGGAGCTCGGTCGCCAGGCCGTCTACGACCTCACCGACAAGGGCATCGAGGTGGCTGAGATCGCCATCTCCGTTCCCCGGCGCGACCACGATCGGCACCGCTGCATGGGGGCGTGCATCGACCTTTCATTCGAGCAGCTCGCGCCCGACCACGGCCTCGTCTTCCACGACCAGGAGTACCTGTTCGCGCATCCCAACTGCCCCGAGGCGACAAAGGAGGCTGACAACCCGCTCCTCGTGAAGGTGAGCGACGGCCACTACGAGCCTGACCGCCTCTTGAGCTTCGAGCGCAAGAGCGACGGCACGTTCCGCTTCTGGGTGCGTGAAGACACCCGCACCGTGGGCTTCTCGCGGGCCAAGGGAAACAACAACAAGCAGAAGCTCGATCACCAGCTAGAGCTGCTTGAGCGTCGCCTCTACCGCCAGCAGTGGGGTATTCCGAGCCTCTCGGTAATGTGGGCCTGCACCAAACAGTCGGACGCGGACATCATGCTTCGCTACCTCAAGGGGAAGAAGCACGCCGAGAGGTTCTTTTTCAAAGTTCTCCCGCAGTTCAGTACGAAAAAGTGGAAGCTCCCGAAGGAGCCCATGGAGGAGCTCTTCACCGACTGGCAGACGGTGAACGGCCCGAAGAGCATCATCGCCTAAACGCAAGAACCGCCCCTACGAGGCGGTTCCGGCGATGTTACGTGCCACGAGCGGTCGATTTCTCACGGCCTCTCTATCATAGCAGACCCCCAGCTTTCGCCGGGGGTCGTGTGAATTACTCGTCGTCCTTCGGTGGAAACAGCACGAGCTCGCCGTCCAGCGGGAGCGCTTCGAGCTTGATGGAGATGCCGTCGCTCGCGACATTCCACGCTGCACCTATACGAGAATAGTAGGTCTTGTCCGGTCCTTTGCGGGACACGAAGACATGATAGTCAGGTCGTTTACCGGCCATGATGGACCTCCTTGGTTCCTCCCTAATCAAACCATGGATACGCACCCCTAGCCGAAGAGGTGGGGACAGCGAGTGGTAGACTACGTGCAGGTGTTCCTAGGAGGAAGGCTCATGCACCGTGGAGGTTGCTATGTCGAAGTTTATCGACTTCGCCTTGGTGAAGCGGGAAGTACCCTTTGCCGAGGCAATCGAGTTGCTCGGTTTGCGGCTCAAGTTCGCAGGAAAGCAATGGCGTGGCGATTGTCCCGCCTGCGGCACCAAGGACGGACGTTCACTCGTCGTCACAGCCGACAAAGGTTTCTTCTGCCACTCGGCCGACACAGGCGGCGACGTAATCGGCTTTGCCAAACACGTCCTCGACCTACCAACAATGCGTGATGCGGCCTTAGAGCTCGCTGAGCGCGCCGGTATCAGTACCGGTACACACAGTACCAGAGACACAGTACCTAGTGACCGTACTCGTGCCTCACAAGTGCCAGAGAGCGGGCGAGAGAGATCACTTTCTCGTCAGCCTCGGGGAGGGGGCAGACCATCGTCTCCTCCCCACCAATTCGACGCGGATAAGTACGCCGAAGGATTAGATTATGAGCACGAGCTGCTCACCCAAATCGGCGGCGATCCAGAGAAGCTGAGAGCCGCAGGAATTGGGTACGCTAATCGTGGCGTACATCGCGGAAAGATCGTCATTCGCGTCACCGGAGAAGACGGAGAAGTCTCCTTCGTAGCGGTTGAGGGTGACATCCACCTACCGCCGCAGCTCAAGTCGAGCGTTGTACCTTTCAAGAAGCGTGCGTAATGCACAGCCCCCGCCAGGACAGCGGGGGTTTTTTTGGTATACTACCTAGGTGCGATTAAAAGCTTTGCGGCTAGAACCCTGGATACTCGCAAAGCGTCCAGGGTTTTGGCTTGCTTATCAAACTAGCTATGAGAGCGATTAAGTTTCGGGCGTGGGATGACGAGCGGCAAGCAATGTACGAGATGCACATCGATGGGGAGCACACCGGGAAATTCGTGTACTGCCCACCCATCAAAGGGATGGTCTTCATCAAGAACTGGGATGCATTGACCTTCCAGCCCGGTCGCTTCCACGTCATGCAATTCACCGGCCTCCTCGATAAGAACGGCCGCGAAATCTACGAAGGAGATACGGTTAGGGAGCCATACGGCGACTTCTTCGTAGACCATGTGGTGCGCTGGAGCGAGGAGAATAGTGGCTTCTGGCTCGGCGGTACACGCCATCTCAACAAGGGGACTGCTAGCGATGTAGTCGTAACCGGAAATATCTATGAAAACGAAGGGTAGCCGGAACAAAAAGGGCGTTAAGCGTATCCTCAGCGTCCACGGCTACTACGAGGTATTCGAGCCGTCGCACCCATTGGCTAAGAAGAACGGGTACGTACGAGAGCACCGGATGATTGCGTGGGATGCGGGACTGCTGACTGACCCCAAGAAAATCGTCCACCACCTGAATGAAGATAAGACCGACAATCGCCTGTCGAACCTCGCGGTTGCTACGAATGGCGAGCACACAGCCCTTCACTCGAGGGGTGCGAAGCGGCCGAAGTGGTCTAAGGAACGACGCGCCGCATGGAGCGAGTTCAAGACCGGAAAACCTCGCGCTAAGACCTACGATAACCCTGAGCTCCTAGCGTAAGGTACAATTCCTTGCAGTGTTCTTTGAAAGGAGCCTGCAATGGAAAGCATGAACCTGCACAGCGGCGGGGAACTTGTCACGCTGGACCAACTGCGAATGGTGCAAACACCAGACGCGACGGCCACCCACCATCCCATCCCACATTTTGACTTCGTTGATATGGTCAAGTTTGCGCTTCGCTACCACGAGCACGAGGTGGTGGAAGAGCACCACGCCATCGACAAGAACGGCGATCGCTACTTCGGTGTCCTATCTCTGAAGTCGGAGTATGGGGACTACTGCGATCAGGTTGGATTGCGTAACAGTCACGACCGGAGCTTCCCCATCGGCCTGTCCTTCGGGAGCCGTGTCTTCGTGTGCTCGAACCTGGCGTTCTGTGCCGACACCGTGGTGAAGCGGAAGCATACCCTCCGCGCCCGCCGCGAGCTGCCGGCGATCATCGGGGACATCGTGCAGCCCTTGCAGCAGAAGCGCCTTGCCCAGGCCAACCAGTTCGAGGCGTATCGCAACCGGCCGCTCCAGCTCGACGAGTTCGACCACCTGGTCATCGAGCTCTATCGGAAGGGCGCGATCAACCTTCAGCGCATCCCTGACGTCATGGCCGCTTTCGAGCGTCCGCCCTTCGACTGGGGAGATCCGACTGCCTGGCGGGCCTTCAACGCCGTCACGTACGCCCTGCGCGGGAAGGTGGCCGAAGCGCCCCACCTGACGCAGACGTTGCACCAGGTCATCGACGCTCAGTTCGAGGTCGTCTCATAGCTACTCAAGCAGTCCGGTGACGGGCTGCTTTTTCTTTGGCATCCTCAAGGACGGAGGCCGTTATGCTGCTCATCGCCTGGGGTGTTGAACTAGATCCTGTGCCCGACAATGATCACCCTGACTGGGTAGACGTGGACGACGAGCCTTGCGAGCACGAAGAGCAAGCGCTGCGCACGGCCGAGCGAGCGGCCGACGCACTAGAGCGCTTCTACGAACGCCATCCTGAGCTGCGGTAAAATAAGCAGGTAGGCTCGGCACACTTCGTGTTCCCTACCTAGTACAGGCAGAGCACCAACCCGCAAGGGGTGCATCCGGACGAGCCCTACTATTGCGTAGCGGCTGTGAACCAGCCCACTAAACTAATCAATCCGCTCCTTCCTTCAAATCAAGCCCCCGGCTCGCATGTCCGGGGGCTTACTATTCACAGCCTCACGTCTGAGGCGGTGCTCTTGTAGTACGCTTAGGGCATATGACGAAATTCTATCAATGGCTTGCCAGCGTGCTTCCGGTCCAACTCGTGTACTTCGCATATATCCGCTTCATGGCTCACGCTACAACTACTGATGAGGGTCGCGCGCTGACACCCGATCAGATTACCTTTAACAAGGCCGTAGATCTTTGGGAGCGAACTTACGGTAAACAATAGCTATGGCAAATCCAAAAACAATCCGTGCTCGTCTCTACCTTTACGATTTCGATAAGATGGACGCACAAGAGCTACAGGGGTTCAGAGACTGGGTAGATCACCTCATGCACCTTAAGGCTCTGAACAAGGCGAAGGTGAATAGCCGGTACACGGTCACGCTCTACAAGCCCAAGTCGTAGAAGTAATACACACCCGCGCACGGAAAACACGAGACGTGGTGCTACGCTCTAAGTGTGACCTTCCGCATCTATCCACCCGCTAAGTGCCATGAGTGCGGTAAGCTCATTGGCTTCGCAGGCCAAGGGCCGGTGTATAGCGGCGCAGATGGCTTCGACTACTGCGAGACGCACATCGACTGGGCGTGGCGGATAAAGGTGAACAACGCGCAGGCGAGGATACCCAAGCGTGGTAGCATAAGGAACAACCAATGAAACTCACACTCACTATTCAGGAGGTCCAGGACAAGGAGACGCTCGCCACCTTCAAGGCCGTCTTTGGTACCCTGGCGATAACGCTGCCCGACGCCAAGGGTAAGCCGAAAAAGGAGAGACTGAACTTCGTCACGACAGCCAAGGAGGTCGCGGGGCTTGATAAGATCGTAGAAGGGCTCATCACCTCCGCTCTCGCGCTACGCAAGAAGAACAAGGAGGATAAGTCCATTACCACGGGCGAAATAGACATCGCTAACCGCGCTACGCGCCGAAAGAAATGAACAAGACGCAGAAGTGGCTCCAGACCCGTACCAGCAACATCCTTAAAGGCGCGGGAGACGTACGATTAAACAAGAAAGGCACTATCGGCACTGAGCCTATCCGTGGGCGCGACGGTCAGACCCGTACTGAAGTAAAGCTCGGAGGTCTCGGCGCTGTGCAGATCCCTACCAAAAGCGACCTCGTGAAGAAGGCCAAGGCCACGGTCAAGGATCTCGCGGCTCCAGTCCGAAAGGCAAAGAAGGACTACGACCAAGCGTTCGCAGCCTCACAGAACACTCCCCGCAAGCAGAAGCTCAGGAAGCAGATCGAGGGCGGGTGGAGGCCGTAATGAAGTGGCTCAAGAGTACCAAGTTCAGGGTGCGCCTCGCCTGGACCCTCTTTGTGGGCTCCTGGATAGGTCTCTTCGTCTCCCCTTTCGTACTCACCGACGAGCCGGTAGCTGTTCTATCGTTGAGCTGGTTCGCGCTTATTCTCACAAGCTGGGATATAATCTGCACTACCGAACTACATGACAGCTAATCTAGAGGAGGGGACTGGAGATCAGGCCAGGAACAGTTCAACGGAGCATCTGAAGCCCTGGCAGTTCAAGCCGGGGCAGTCGGGCAACCCATCCGGCCGACCACCAGGCAAGAGCCTCAAGGAGTACGCAAAGGAGATGCTCGCCTCGATGGACGAGGAGCAGCGTCAGAAGTTCCTCGAAGGCATCGATAAGAAGGTCATCTGGGAAATGGCCGAGGGCGGTGCGAAGTCCAACGTGGACGTGACTACAGACGGCAAGCCTCTCACTTTCGCCGTCGTCTCTTATGCCGACAATACAAATACCCCATCGATTTCAACCGAGGAGCTACCAGCTACCCCTACTGAGAGCGCTTGATAGCGGCATAAAGCGCGCTGTCATCGTGTGGCATCGCCGGTCCGGTAAGGACAAGGTGTGCTTCAACTACATGATAAAGAAAGCCTGCGAGCGTGTAGGTACGTACTTCTATTTCCTGCCGGAGTACTCCCAGGCCAAGAAGGTTATCTGGGAGAACATCGACAACGACGGCTTCAGGATGCTCGACCACATCCCGGCCGAGCTTCTCAAGAAGAAGCCCAACGACACCGAGCTCAAGGCCGAACTGGTCAACGGCTCCATCATCCAGCTCATAGGTGCGGACAACTTCGAGAAGTCTGGCGTGGGTACGAACCCGGTCGGCATCGTCATGTCCGAGTACTCCGTCAACAAGCCGGAGGTGTGGAACTTCATACGCCCGATCCTCACGATCAATGGCGGCTGGGCGATCTTCAATTTCACGCCGCGCGGTCAGAACCACGCCTTCAAGATGCTGGAGCTCGCCAAGGGCAACCCCGAGTGGTTCACCCAGGTGCTCACCGTGGATGACACGGGGGTTCTAACCGCAGAGGACATCGATCGCGAGCGCGCTGAGGGAATGCCCGAGGCGATGATCGATCAGGAGTACTTCTGCAAGTTCATTGAGAGCGCCACATCCTTCTTCAAGCGCATCGAGGATGCGTGTGTGCTCTACGAGCAGGCCCCAAACCCAGCCCACTTCTACCAAATGGGCGTGGACCTAGCGAAGTACCAGGACTTCACCACCATCTCTGTCATCGACCTGAACACCTTTGAGGAGGTGTACAAGGAGCGCTTCAACCAGATCGACTGGAACCTCCAGAAGGCCCGCATTGAGGCCGTCTATCTGCGCTACGGCAAGCCGAGGGGCTTTATCGACGCAACGGGCGTGGGAGACCCGATCGTGGAGGATCTCAGGAGCCGGGGCGTGATGCTGGAGCCCTACAAGTTCACAGAGGGGACCAGGACCGACGCTCTCACCAACCTCTCAATGGTGCTCCAGACCGACCGCGTGCGGTTCCTGAACGATCCGGTCTTCAAGGCTGAGCTCTCCTATTTCCAGTACGAGCTCTCGGAGAACGGGAAGCTGAAGATCAAAGTGCCGGATGGCCTGCACGACGACACGGTGTTCGCGGCAGCACTGGCGGTGTGGGAGCTCCCGGCCAGGCCGATGCGCCAGAACCGTATGACAGCCGACTATCAGACCGGTGGAGTGGAGAGCTTGTACCCGGAGCTTGGTATTATTTGAGTATGGATGCCGCCGCAATCTTTGATGACTTTATGGCGCGGAAAGCAGCGACCCTTCGTCTAATGGTAGAGCGAGGCGTATTCGAAACCAAGAACGGCTCCGTCACCCTCAACTTCGACAAGGACGGGGTGCTACAGACGATAGAGCGGAAGGATTACCTCTACTCCAAACGCCATGATGGATGAAGACTGGGATTGGTTCTTTGCCCTTCTGAACGGCGTTACCGAATACCCCGATTGCGAGGGCGACACGATACAAGTTATCCCCTAGACGGAACACGCGTACTAAGCGTGGTATAGTTTCGTCATAAACTAAGCTCGCTACCCTTAACACAAGGCCGAGCACTCTCATTAGGAGGGTGCCCGGCCATTTTCTATGAAAGACGAGGATCTCCTAGCCCAACATGTGAAGGACAAGACCGCTTCCACCGAGTTCAAGGAGAGGCGCTTTGGACAGTGGAATGAGAACTACTACCTGTATCGGGACAAGATCCTCACCAACAGGCTCACCCAGCGCCAGCCGGTCAACATCCCCATTCTCCGCGAGACGGTGCAGACGTGGATCAGCAAGATCGACGAGCCACCGATGCTCACCTTTGAAAGTCGCACGCGCGACAATCGCTCGGTAGACGGTGAAATCATCATCAATGAGCTGTGGAACTACTTCTTTGACTACCGCAAGCTCGACCTCCTGGATAACCTCGACAAGAAGATTGTTGGCTTGCAGGGCCGAAGCTTCAAGAAGCTCGGATGGTCACAGAAGGACAACTTCCCCTTCATAGACATCATTGACCCGTACGACATAGACATAGATCCACTCGTAAACCCGCTGGACCTATCCACCGCGAACTACATCGTTCAAAAGAACATCTTTAAACCGCTACGCGACATCCTCGCTAACCCTAAGTACCTCGCCTCAGGCAAGGCGCAGCTCAAGGACTACCTTGATAGCCGCCACGGCATCCTCAAGGCAGCGGAGACGAACGACGAGTACACACGCCGACAGGAGCGCCTACGCACCCTAGGAGCCTTCAACTTCGACGAATACGGCGCGTCAGACGTGCTCGTGGAGCTCAACGAGAGCTACAAGATGCTCTGGAGCCAGGAGAAGGGCCAGTTTGTACGCCATCTGGTGATTACCGCCATGGACAAGGCAGTGCTCTACAAGAAGCCCCTTTCTGAGGCTATCGGCATCAACCTACTACCCATCATTAGCTGGGCTGACGATCCCGATTTGAATGACATCTGGTGCGACGGGAAGGGCGATAGCGTCCGCACTATCAACAAGGTGGTGAACACCTACTTCTCACAGGACCTTGAAAACCGTGCATACCGCAACTTTGGTATGTATTTCTTCGACACTAAGAACGGCGAGTTCAATCCAAGGGCGTTCGACCCTAAGCCCTTCGGCATGTACGGCGTCCCCGGCAAGCCTGACGAGATCATCAAGCAAATGGACATCCAGCCGCTTGCGGACACCACCCAGGCCATCGCCTTCCTCAAGGAGCTCGTGCAGTCGTCCGTTGCTCAGACCCCCACGGAGCGCGGCGTGGAGGGTGCTACCGAGCAGACCCTTGGCGAGGTGAAGCTCTCTCTCCAGCAGTCATCCGGCCGCAATGAGGTAACAGCCAAGAACTACCGCCGTGCGTGGAAGGAGGCAGGTACGCTCTTCTACGAGATCCTCAACGCCAACTCCAACGGTCAGATGACCCTCTACAAGAAGGGCAACGACGGTGAATATCGGGCCAAAACCATCTTCCCGAGCGATTGGAAGAACCCCAAGGGCTACGAGTGCAAGGTTGTGTACAAGGCGGAGAAGGAGGCTGAGGACCAGTTCGCCCTTCAGAAGGCCGAGTACATCAAGAACGACTTCCTTGATAACCCAGTGGCAATGATGATCGCCAAGAAGAAGAAGCTAGAGCTCCTCGGATGGAAGCAAGAGGAGATTGACCAGGTGATGCAGGCGGAGGAGCAGAAGCTACAGCCTCAGAACATGGTGGACCCGGCCACAGGCGAGCCCGCAGAGCCCACGCTCTCTCCGATCCAGCCAGAGACCCTTGAACAGCCACTATGATCCTCGACCAGTACCTAAAGAAGCTGGGCGTTAAGAGCTTCCTCGACCTGAACGAGGAGGAGCGGAAGACCTTCAAGGAGTGGGAGGCATCCCTTTCCGGCCGCCGGCTGACTGACGAGGATGTGGCCGCCTTCTTCGAGGCCGAGCTGGAGGACACCATCCGCAAGCTCCCCGAGCAGCGCCTTGGCTCCAAAGACGACACCTTCCTCAAGGTGAAATTGGAGTTCCTGCGCGCCGCCAGGTCATTCCTCGACCGTCCACGCCTGGAGAAGGCTGCGACCGAGGCCGCGATCGCACGGCAAATAGAGACGCTGCCGTAGCTACCCGACCTGGACACGTCGCTAAACTGTCCGACATTAACAGGCTAATGCACACCCAATCATGGATGCAGATGCAAAAGTAGACGGGCTCCGCGTAGAGGACGCCATCAACGTCATCAAGCAGAAGCACTTCAAGGATCTAACCCCGAAGGACTTTGCTTTTCTCAAGGCTCGTGAGGAGTTCCTCAGCGAGACAGACAAGGCGATCTACCTAAAAGGCGAAGACCCTGTGAAAGTGCTCTCTGAGGACGCAGGACGCGCGCTCACCCGCGAGGAGCGCATCATCAACGAGAACCGTCCGATCCAGGAGCGTGAGAAGGAGGTCAGCGACGCCAAGAACGAGGCATCCCTCGCGCTGAAGCGTGTTGGACAGGATCTCACCCCGGAACAGCGTGACGAACGCGCAGAGGCCGAGGCTAAGGCTCGCAAGGCTAAGGCTAAGGAGCTTTCAGACGCCGCAGCTCGTATCGAAAAGGACGAGGCGCAGGCCGCCGCTGAAGCAAAGAAGACCGCAGAACGAGACGCTAAGGCCCGCGAGAAAGCGCAGCCAGTCGTCGTTGTAGGTCGGGAGGCATAATAACGGGCGCTAATTTTCGCAAACCCCTCGCGCCCCGTCATTGCTCTTAGATCAGAGAGCAACAGACAGGATACAGAGGGACGCGACGCAATCCACTATGGAACCAAACTCCGTCGAAGAAGCATTTGACCACGCAGGTACTGCCAACGGTCAACCGCTCGCAGAGGGAACGGTAGAGAACCCAACTTCAAATGGGGCGGTGCAGGAAGCCGAACCTGTCATCGACTACAAAGAGAAGTTCAGTGCATCAACCCGCGAGGCGCAGCGCCTAGCCGCGGAAAATGCAGCGAAAGACGCGGAAATCGAACGACTACGCAGCCTCGCACCTGAACCAGGCACCCCTAGCGAGACGCTCTTTCCAGGCTTTGAAGAGCTGGGCGAGGAGGAACAACGAAACCTCCTCCAGTTCAAAAACACCATGCTCAACGAGGCGAAGCAGGACCTATACAAGGACCCTGCTATCGCATTCGCAAAGCGGACCTACAACGAGAAGAAGTTCAATGAGGCGCTCGAACGAGTGGCCGGCAAGCTTCCGGAATTGAAGGGCCGTGAGGCGGAGTTCAAGGAGAAGTACTACAACCCCGATAATGTCCCGGATAACATTGAAACTATCCTTGTGGATGTGGGTAAGGCTTATCTCTATGACTACGCTAAGGACCTCGGAGCCAAGGAAGGGCGAGAGCAGGCAGAGAGGATCGATTTGGAGAGGAGTTCCGGCGGCCAAGGGTCACAAGTGACTACCTCTCGCACTCTTGAAGAGTGGCAGCGTTTGCAGCAGGAGAACCCTGCGAAATTCGCAGCTCTCTCTAAGGAGTATCACGCCGATCTCGAAGCCGGTAAGCTCAAGGAGTAAAGCTCCGCCTCGCTAGTTATCTACTTAACTAGCTTATAATGGCTAATCAACTAGCCGCGCTCACGCCGGTAAAATATAGCCTCAAGCTCGTAGACCTTCTCTACAACGATACTCTGTATCGGTGGATTACGAATACGAAGTACGAGGGAATGATTAAGGACTCGGGCGACCGTGTCCGTGTGCGAACAATGGGGCGCATCGCTCTGTCTCCCTACACGAAGGGAATGACCCTCGTCCGTCAGGATCTCAATCCTACGTACGAAGATCTCGTGATCGACCAGCAGTACTACTTCAAGTTCGGTGTCGATGTGATCGATGAGATCCAGAACGACATCAACGCTATTGCGGAGTACGCCGCTAACACGAAGATGGACGTGTCGGAAGTCGTTGACACCGACCTCCTCAACTTCATGCGTAAGAACGTGAAGTTCGAGAACGCTATTGGTACCGACTACAGCACGGGCACTGTCGCTGTAGCAGCCACCACGGGCGTTGTCACGGGCACAGGCACCACCTTCACCGCAACGATGGTGGGAGGCTACTTCAAGGCAGCAGGTCACACGACTGGCTACCTCGTCACGGCCTACACCTCGGCAACCAGCATCACCATCACAGATCTCGACGGTGTTGGCTACTCAGGTGGTGCTATCTCAGCGGGCGCTGCTTACGAGATCAACGCAGCTACACCGATCGCGCTCACAAGCTCGAACGTTTACGGCTACCTCGTGCAGCTCTCGACGGTACTTAGCCAGGCGCTCACGAACCGAAATGACCGCTTCATCGTGGTCAACGCAGCGTTCGAGGGTATCCTGCGCCAGTCACCTCAGTTCATCCCAGCGGTGCAGTCTGCCTATGAAGACGTCGTAAAGGACGGCAACATCGGTAAGATCGCAGGCTTCAAGGTTTACACCTCGGAGCTCATCGCCGGAAACAACACGACTGGCTACTGGTTTGTGGCTGGAACAAGGGACTTCTGTTCCTTCGCTCTCCAGATCCTCAAGACCTCGGTCATTCCACAGGAGGCTGATCCAAACTCGTTTGAGGACACCTGCAAGGGTCTCGCGGTTTGGGGTCGCCAGGTTTTTGAAGGCACTCGCGGTCGCGGAGCTACGCTTCGCGGAACTATCGCGTAAGCATCCTCTCTGCTCGTCTCCTCGGAGGCGGGCGGGACAGGGTACTTAACCCTCACCACCTATGTCACTTACCACCACCCAAATACTGACCCTCGCACGCAAGAAGATGCTGGAGGAGACAGACGAGATCGTCGATGACGAGACGATCCTTATTTACGCCAACCTCGCTAAGGACGACCTGGCGAAGCGGGTGTACCCCGAGAACGCCGTTAAGAGCGCCTCTGTAGCCTTCACAGCGGGCGTAGGGACGCTTCCTACCGACTTTGGCACTTTGTATGGGGACGCCCTGGAGAACGCCTACAGCGTCTATCCTGAGCTCTCCATCGCGGACTTCGCGAGGACCAACGCCCCTGCGGTCACCGTCCAGAACGGTGCGATCTACATGTACCCGGCGGTAAGCAAGACGCTCACGATCCGCTACTACCCAACGTATGCGGACCTCTCGCTCGTGCAGAACCCGACCATCGACGGGTATTTCCACGAGTTGATCGTCTACGGCATCCTCTACCGGGCCTTTGAGGACCTCCAGGACGAGGAGCTCTCGAAGTACTACCGCCAGAAGTACGAGGACGAGTTCTCTCTCAAGCGTGACGCCCAGTCGATGTACGAGGAGAGCAATCAGCGTGGCGGGCAGATGTTCAATGGCATCCCGATTGTCTCTGACAGCAGCGGCACCTTCCTCATCTAGCTATGCCGCTTACCAAGACCCGTTTCACCCTCCGGCTCGATAACCTCCAAGACGCTATCGACGTTGATGACAACGCAGGACGCTCTGTCCCTGTGAACATGAACTTTGTTGACGAGGGCTACCTCACCAAGGACACGGGTTTTGAGCTCTTTGGAGCTGTGGATGCCTCGCTTCGGCACTCCCTGTTCCACTACAAGAAGAAGAGTGGGACGAGCTACATCCTCTCCGCTACGGGCACGAAACTCCAGGTATGGAACAACACCACTCTCGTGTGGGACGACCTCTCTCCGACGTTCACAGCGGGAGCTGAGTTCGGGTTCTACGTCTACGACGACTTCCTCTGGGGGTGTAACGGCGTCGAGGACTATTTCAAGTGGGATGGTACGACCTTCACCACCTACGCCAGCGCACCGAAAGGCAACGTGCTGGAGATCTTTGAAGACCGCATGTTCGTCACGGGCGTCACAGCGGAGCCGCTTTCGTACTACTACTCTGCGGTAGCCGACCCAAGCACCTTCCCCGTCGAGGGCGTGGTGAAGCCACTTGGCACCGACCACGCCAAGACGATGAAAAACTACTACGGCACGCTCCTGCTCTTCAAAGCCGCATCCATCTGGAAGCTCACGTTCGAGTACGATCAGGTGCTTGGAGCTTTCATTCCGAAGATCGCCAACCAGTCGGATGATTATGGGGCCTGCTCCCGCAAGGCAGTGGCAGCGGTGGAGAACGACCTCTGGTTCTTCACCGGCAGGGAGGTGCGTGCCATCGGCTTCCAGGACAACCAGATAGGCGTGTTCGGGATCAACCGGAGCGTCATCTCGGAGCCGATCAAAGAGACCCTCCAGCTCATCCCCTTTGCCTACTTCGATAAATGCGCCGCCTTCTACGAGAACCGACGCTTCTATCTCTCCGTGCCGCTCACATCCGCTACCGCAGACACCACGTTCGTCTGCCACACGCTCTATGCAAACTCTTGGACCAAGTACACGGGCCGCGACAAGGCCAAGATCAACGACTTCATGGTCATTGATGACGTCATCTACACGACCGTAGCCTCGGGGAACTTCGGCTGCATCAAGTGGACCGATGCTCTCAACGACATCAGCACCCCAATCAGCTCGTCGGTGCTCTTTAGGAGGCTTGAGGACGAGGAGTTCGACCGCTTCCGCATCTACCGCTACCTGGATCTCCTTTTCAAAGACGTTCAGGGCGTTGTGACAGGGGTAATCCGCACAGAGGCTAACGACGGCGTAGCAACCAAGGAGAAGGCGTTCTTCGTCGGCAACGCGGTTGAGGACGAGCTGAGTACGCTTGGTGAGGTGGGGTGGGGCGAGAGTGTATGGGCGGAGGCGTTCGGTGACGAGACGGCGGTAAGTCCCTTCGTTAAGCGCCGCGTGTCGTTCCTTGCGAAGCCGCAGGCGCTCCTCATCGGGCTATCCAACGCGCGCCTCAACGAGACGTTCTCGATCTGGAAGTACCAACTCTCCGGTTACGAACAGCCGAAGCGGATGTTCTCTGGCAAAAAGATTATAAGCATCCGATAATACTATTAAATATGGCTCTCATTGACCCAGTACAAGACTTTTATAAAGAGGTAGTTGCAACCGCTTGGAGCACAGGAGCAGGCAACAAGTACGTCTCCACCAAACCAACGGCCACCAACGGCTATCTGGTCGTTTCTCCATCGAGTGCCACGCTTCGAGAGATCGTGCGGTTCACTGGGACCGGGACGGACGCGGGCGGGGACTATGTGACCATCGCATCCGCGAGCGATCGAGGACTGGGCGGGACGGTGGACCAGGCGCACGCAGCCGGAGAGCCGGTGCGCATGAACATCACGGCGCAGCACTGGGCAGACCTCGACGACGCGCTTGAGAGCATCGTGGCTGCGGGAGCTCCGAACGCTTCCACGAGCGTCAAGGGTATCGGACGCGTCTCAGTGGCCCCTGTTGCCCCTACGACACCGATCTTCGTTGGCGACAACGATCCACGCGTCAAAGTGGTCGTTCCTTACGCCGCAGATGCAGGCGCAACCGACGCCTACGCCATCACTCCTTCGCCAGCGATTACCGCATACGCAGCGGGCCAGGTGTTCGTCTTCAAAGCCAACACCGCGAACACGGGAGCAGCCACACTTAACGTTAATGGACTGGGTGCGAAGACGATCAAGAAGAATGGTAGTTCGGATCTAGCCACCGGGAACATCGCTGCTGGGCAGATCGTCGAGGTTGTGTACGACGGCACCAACATGCAGATGCTCTCGCCCGTGTCAGGAGGGGGCGCTGTGGTCACTACCACGGTCTTCAATGCCGGTTCGGCCACCAAGAACCTAGCCGATGCGAGCACGACGCAGGTCATCGCTCATGGGCTCGGTGTCACGCCTCTCAAAGTGAGAATGAAGGCGGCGTACTGCCCGTCCACTCAGTACTCACTCATAACGGAGGGTACTTGGGCCAATGGGGTGTACGCTGCCACCGGGTTACTTTTGCGAGAGGGAAGCAGCACGGCAGAAGCGGACACCGCCATCAGCTCATCGAGTTTCATCATTCGCATGCACAGTGACGATGCCACCTACTACCAGACGGGCACGATCACGGTAGATGCGACCAACATCACTATCACCTGGACCAAAAACGGTTCGCCATCCGGAACGCAGACGTTCTATTGGGAGGTTGAAGGCGTAATCACCGCCTAATATGGCACGCAAAACAGTCAAAATCGGGGGCAAGAACTACAAGGAGGGGTCCAAGGCGTACAAGGCCGTTACCGGGACGGGAAAGAAGGGTGAGGTGCTCGGTGCATCAACCTTCGCGTCCACTACCTTCGGTGACGGAGGCTTCGAGAGCCTCGCACCTGGCTCCACAGGCACCGGATTTCCTACCGGGGTGTCTCTACGCAATGAGCAGCAGGAGAACCCGTACGGCTACGAGGGGACCAAGGACAACCAGTTCCCTGGCGTGAGCAAACTGCCTCCCGTGGACCGAGCTCGGGCCGCATCCATCGCCAAAGCCTACAACCTGACGGGCGTTGTCCGGGAGCAGGACTTCGTTGGTCTCTCAGTTGGAGACGCCCAGGCCAAGGCGCAGCAGATGCGCGACAGCCGCAAGCGCGAGGTAATGGCGGGCACCAGCTACGCCTTTAACCCTGAGACGCTTTCAGGGGCGAAGAAGACCTTTGAAGGCTTCAACGCCAAGCTACAGGACACCAACAGCGACCCCTGGACCTCTAAGGGCACCAAGAAGGAGAAGCTCGCAGGCCTCTACGAGAGCACCGCGAACGAGTTTGCTCGTCTCTTTGATCGTCCCGAGGACTTCGACACCCTTCTCAACACCGATCGCGACTTCGCAGCGGGCATGGAGGCGTTCAAGCGCGCCGGAGGCGACCTGAACTCCGTCCGATCCCGGATTGCGGCGCAGCCAGCCTTCCCAGTGCAGCCGAACGAGCAATCCACGGCCGATTACCTGGCTGGCATCCCGCTCAACGCCCCTCAAGGCGCTCCACAGGCTGACGCAGACGCCTTTGAAGCCCTCTTCCCTGAGCGCCAGCTCGCCCAGGAGCAGATCATGCGCACCGCACAGATCCCGCAGCAGTACCGCGACCTCTATTTCGGCACCCCAGAGAGCATCGGCGTGCTCCAGGAGAAGCGCATCCAGGCCGAGGAGCAGAAGAAGCTCATTGAGCGCCAGGAGAAGGCCGACGAGCGCAACATCCGCGCCCAGGCCGACCTTGCCATCCGCAAGAATGAGGCAGACCTCGAAATCGAGGAGGCGCAGATCGAGGAGAACCGCCTCGCTGCTAAGAACTACGCCACCGGTATGCTCGCCAAGCTGGGTGCGCTCAACACCACGGGTGCTGCACCGGTGAAGCTCGCGATGCTGGAGCAGAAGTACCAGCAGCAGAAGCAGCAGCTCCGTACCAACGTCCGGTTCGCCAATAAGGCAATCGAAATCAAGATGAAGGAGGCCGTCTCGCAGATCGAGCTCGACACCGATCAGGCCATCCTCGACATCCAGGGCGACCTCACCAAGGAGAAGGAGGAGGTGCTCAAGGAGATCCAGAAGCTCGAAGCTACTGCTTGGGACAAGATCTACAGCATCACTGACAAGGCGGCAGGCGAGCTACGCACGCAGCGTGAGAAGTACACCAAGGAGGCTAAGGCTCTCGCGGAGAAGAACGCGAAGGACGCGGCTAAGACCTCAGCTCTCTACGACTACAACGCGTTCAGCGAGCACCTTACTCCTACCAACAAGCGTGATCTCGCATCCGCAGGACTGGCAAAGAGCCCTGCCGAGGTTCAGACCTTCTTCCTGTCTGGTACGGAGCCCGCGTTCCGTCAGGCGTGGATACGAGAGGTAGCTCTCGGCAACAACAAGAACCCGACCATCGAGAACATCACTAATAGCTACTACGCTTGGAAGGCGCAGAACAAAGGTGCTTCAGGTGGAGGGGGTAGTGGTACGAGCGTCGATGACCTCTAAAGTATGGCGACTTCCCCTCTCGACCTCCTTTTCAAGACAGCGCAGAACGTCGCCAAGAGCGGGAAGGGTGTTCTCGCTGCAAAGGCCAATGCGGAACGGAGCCTCCAGAACTTCGGCTACAACGCTGCTCAAGGCGTAAAACAGGCCGTCACGGGCACTGGAGCCTTCAGGGCGGAGACTGGACTAGGTATAGCCCGAAACACCGTCACAGGCGTTCCTGCGGTCTTAAAGGAGATGTTCTACAGCCCTCGTGGATACACGGAGGAACAGCTCGCGGCTTCTGATCCGACCATCAGGGACAAGGCCGTGGCATTGACCCGGCTCCCGGCAGAGATCGCTGGCGGACTAGGTGGCCTATCGACCTTCATTCCCGGCGCAGCTACGGTCGGTGGCAAGATTGCGGATACCCGAGTAGGTTCCGCCGTTGCGAGAGCTGGTGATGCCATCATTGAATATGGCAGGCCAAAGAGTGCAGCAGAAGCACGCTCACTCCGTACCGCAGATGTACTCTCGAACTTCATTCCAGGAGTAGCGAGCACCAAGGCAGCTAAGGCCGCCGGAGCAGCAGACGACGCAGCGAAGGCGTCTAAAATATTAGACCTATCGCCGTCCCCAGCATCAACGGCAAAGCAGCAATCGCCAAAAGCAGCGTCACAGCTAGGGCCAGCCGGAACAGAGCGACGGGTACCTCAATCAGGTGTTCCATCGTCTGATGATGCAGTAAAGATACAGAACAGCAACCTTATCAACGTGGACAGGCTCAACATCTCTGATGAAGCCAAGGCCACCGTTGCGCGTACCGCTGAGGAAGTACGCCCTTTTATAGAAGCTAAGACCGGCACCAAGCTAACGAACGCCCAGGTCATCGCGGAGGCAGAGAAGACCGGCCGGGTGATGAACCGTGCAGTCGGCGCGGAGAAGACCCTCGAATGGGAGGCGTCCATGCTCCGTGCCCGCCAGAAGCTCGCCGCAGCCGCAGAGACCGGCAAGGTGGACCAGGACTACATCGATAACCTGATCGCGATTAAGACCCAGGCGGCGGACATTGGACGCAAGCTCCAGTCGTTCTCCATCGGAGCAGACGCTAGGAGTGTCACGCAGAAAGAACTCATCCTCGACGCGGTGATGAAGACTGACGCGAAGATCGACGAGGTGATTAAGGCGGCCGAGGGTGTGGACTTCAATGACCTGAACCAGGCAACCGATTTCTACCGCAAGTTCGTCAAGCCAAGCGCGATGGAGTGGGTAGATCTTGTTCGCTACAACTCGATGCTTTCGAGCCCAAAGACCCACATCCTCAACGCCATCGGCGGCAACCTCCCTAACTCACTCGCCATCGCCCCTATTCAGAAGGCCGTGGAGGGCGGGCTCGACTGGCTACGCGCAACCGCTACCGGCACCCAGCAAGAGCGCTTTGCGGGCGAGGGTGCAGCCTACGTGGCCAACTACTTCAAGGGCCTCAGAGAGGCGTCTACCCGGTTCGGAGAGGTGCTCGCAGGTAAGCGCGGCTTCACGGACGTGGACCTCCGCACCATCCCGATCGCCAACAAGGGCACGGCCGGGCTCGCAGTAAAGACCCTCAGCGTACCGACCAAACTCCTCGAGGCTTCTGACCAGTTCTTCACGGCGCTTGTCGAAGCTGGAGAGAAGGGCGCGTCCGCCTACCGCGTGAAGAAGGGCGGCAAGGTGGTCGGCAACGCCGACGCTAACGCCGAGAACACCGCTGCTTACCGGCTCTTCCGACAGGAGCCAGGTGCAGTCGAGCAGGGCTACATCCTCGACGCCGTTGATGACCTCACGCGTGTCATCCAAATGGCCCGAGATCCAGAGCGAACAGGCCCGGTTGTCTCCACGATTGCCAAGTTTGCACTTCCCTTCGTTCGCACCCCTACGAACATCTTCAAGCAAGGTATCGAGTATTCCCCGCTTGGCTTCGCCAACCTCGTTGGAAACAAGGGCGGCAAGCACATGCAGCTCGCCGGAGACACGACCGAGCAGCTCTCGAAGGCCATCGTGGGCTCCGCCGTGTTTGCAGGTGCAGCTACCCTCCTGACCAGCAACCGCCTCACATGGGCAGAGCCTACCGGGGATGCGCGTAACGACTTCCGCGCCGCAGGTATGCAGCCCTACTCGGTGAAGGTGGGCGACACTTGGCTCTCCTATCAGAAGCTACCGCCTGGCCTTGCCTTCCCTCTTGCTATGACGGCCGCGATCCACAACGCCGAGAAAGAACGGAAGGCCGACGAGACTACGACCGCGTGGGTGCTCGCTTCTATCGGCAAGTACGGCGACTTCCTCAAGGATCAGTCGTACGCGAAGGGTATCGGGGAGCTAATCAACGGCGAGTACGGCATCGAGGGTATAGCCTCCAACTACGCACAGCAGTTTGTACCTTTCCGCGCTCTCGGCGGCTGGCTTGCCCGTCTCACCGATGACACCCAGCGCAAGGTCAACCGCGATGCAGGCTTCATCGAGCAGCAGGTGCAGCTCTTGATGATGAACATTCCCGGCCTGTCGCAGATGGTCCCGGAGCGTGTTGATAGCGACCTCAACCCGATCCCGAACAAGGACCGTGTCGCTAACGCGTTTTCTCCCGTCTCTTTCACCCGCCAGACAGAGGATCAAGAGTGGGATTACGGTTCCAGAGAGCGGGCCATGATGTTTTACGATGAAATTCAACTCATGAAAGAGGAGGGCCGCGTTCAGGAGGCTATCAACTTGTACAACTCCCTCGATGAGAAGGAGCTAGCCGCCTACAAGAAGCACAAGTCCTCGGTGAAGGCGGCCGAGACAAAGAAGGGCAAGGCGGAGATCCTACCTGTCTTCCAAGAAATCCGCAGGATGAAGGCGGAAGGACGCGTAGATGAGGCTATCTCCGCATACGACGCACTATCGGAGGATCAGAAGCGCTACTACCAGTTGCTCAAGGAGCAGGCGAAGGAAGCTACATCCGCTTCAGGGGATAAGACCTCAATGGCTCCCGCTGAAGGCGAGGGCATCGACGCTTCTAAGCTCCTAGCGACGCTGACAGGTGCGAAAACAGCGCAAGCGAGCGAGGGAGAGCCAGCGCCAGCGCCTTACAAGGGCCTCCTACAGGAGACTATCGACGGCATCCCGGCCGCAGCCGGTGACTTCGCCGTTGAAGGCTCCAAGTGGGCCGCCAAGAACACCGCTCAGGGCCTCGGTATCCTCGGAAAGGTGGCGTACGCAGGCGCAAAGAAGGCCGTCTCCGCCGCTGGAGAGGCGATCGCGCCTAAGCCACCTGTGGAGATCATCGAAGTACGTGACGACGATCCTTCCACCTGGCCTGAAGGGTACGAGCCGGGGGCTCCAGCACCAAGGAGCGCAAAGCCAGCCGTTGCCGTTGCGCGTCCTAAGAAGCTCACCTTCAGTGAGAACGGCATCCCGACGATCGAGGATGAACGCGGCAAGGTAGTGCCTATCGACCGGGCCAAGCTCAATCTCGGCGCACCGAAGAAGCCGATGAAGGCAGTGGTGTACCACGAGAACGGCCGCAGCACGAAGATCACTGATCCGAAGAAGCTCGCGGTGTTGAACCGCATCAAGCAGATCTCGGACAGCGTGAACCCTGACTACACCCGCTACCTCTTGAAGCTAGCGCTCGCAGAAGGAGATCTCGATCCGAAAGCACGCCTGCACAACACTTCTAGGAAGGGCGTCAGGTCGGTTGATCGCGGCATCTTCCAGATCAACAGCAAGGCGTTCCCGCAGATCAGTGACGCGATGGCGGATGATCCTGAGTTCGCAACGCTATGGGCACTCGCGCTCATCGATGCGGGTAAGCAGGAGAAGTGGATGGCGGACGCCCGCGCCAAAAAGCTGAAGGTGGAGTGGGAATAGTACACACCGGAAGCGCTACGCCTTACTAGTATAATATTTCTACACATGCCTCCTAAAACACCAGCCCCGCAGGACAACACGCGCGATTATGTCGTAGCAATTGTGAAGGCCCTCGGGAAACTCGAAGAGAGTATCAAGGAGGCGAAGAAGGACCCTCTCGACGACGTTGTGGCGGCGACAGAGCGCATTGCTCAGGTGCTCCCGAAGCTCGTGGAGCTCTCAGAGAAGGAGCTCAAGGACGGGGAGCCCGGTAAGAATGGCGTGTCGATCACGGAGGCCGAGATCCAGGGCCGGGAGCTTGTGCTCACGTTCTCAGATGGAGCCGTAGTCAACGTCGGCCAGGTGGTCGGAAAGAACGGGGAGGACGCCAAGTTCAATGAGGCCGCCCTCACCAAGCGCATCCTCGCGCAGGTACCTAAGGTGGATCGAGAAGGCATCATTAAAGAAGCCCTCACTCGCGTTCCCAAGCCAACAGAGCCGCCCTCGTTCGAGGAGATTGTGTCGCGCCTCAAAAAGGGGAAGGCCGTCTCATGGGACGACATCAAAGACCGCCCGGACATCATCGACCTCATCAAGAAGTACACCCGTCACCTAGAGAGGCCACAGGTCATCGTAGGGGCGAGTGGTGGCAGTAGCGGAGGCGCAGCAGCCTTCACCGACCTTACCGATGCACCGAACACGTACGCTGGATCAGAACAGCGCTTCGTAAAGGTCAACGCGGAGGGCACGGGCCTTGAGTTCGTTGCCGGGTCAGGAGCAGCGGTTGCATGGGGCGACCTTACAGGCGCGATCGCAGATCAAGCTGACCTTCAAGCTGCCCTTGATGCGAAGGCCGCAGCTCTTACGGCAGACCAGAACTACGTCACCGACGCCCAGCTCGTCGTCATCGGCAACACCTCAGGCACGAACACCGGGAATGTGACCGTCACCGATAGCGCGGAGATCGACTTCACCCTCACGGGCCAGAACATCACCGCCTCGCTCAAGACGAGCTCAATCGACGAGACCAAGCTCGACGCTTCAGTGAACGCCTCGCTCGATCTCGCAGACAGCGCCGTGCAGCCGGGCGACCTGGCAGCCGTCGCGACCTCAGGCAACTACAACGACCTCAGCAACAAGCCGTCGATCCCAGCGGCCTACACGGACGCCAACGCTCGCGCTGCAATCAGCCTCACGACCACAGGTTCAGCAGGAGCAGCTACCTACAACCCGTCTACGGGCGTTCTCAACGTTCCCCAGTACAGCGGCGGTACTGGCGGCGCAGTAGCGTTCGCGGATCTCACGGGCGTTCCTTCGGACAATGCGGCGCTCGACAGCGCTTTGCTCGACAAGTACGACGCAAGCAACCCTAGCGAATATATTTCAAACCTCAGCGGCTTCACGACCGCAGACCTCAGCGAGAGTGGAAATCTCTACTTCACCGATCCCCGCGCTCGTGCTGCCGTAGGGAATATCCTGGTCGATTCTTCGGACATCGACTTCACCTACAATAGTGGTACTCCCTCTATCACTGCGTCGCTCAAGGCGAGTTCGCCCCTCCTGAAGAAGTCAGTGGCGATCCTCGCTTCTGACCCACTTGGAGACGCGATCACCACGGGCGACGGGAAGGTATGCTTCCGTGTTCCACCGGAGCTTAACGGAATGAACCTCGTCGCAGTGGGCGCTCAGGTATCAACCGTCTCTTCTTCAGGAGTGCCAACCTTCCAGGTCCGCCGTTCACGCCGAACTAACGCAACCACGCGAACGGATGCAGACATGCTCTCAACGGCACTCACCATCGACGCCAGCGAGTTTGACAGCGTTGATGCTGCTACCCCTGCCGTCATCAACACGAGCAACGACGACGTGCAGACAGGCGACATGATCTACATTGACTTCGATGTAGCCGGGACGGGCACAAAGGGGGTCTCAATCGACCTCTCGTTCCAGACACCGTAGCTATGAAAAAGACCTTCAACATCGAGGGCTGGCCGCAAGACGAGATCAACCTGCTACAGGCGAACCTTGTAGCGGTTTTGGCTGATATGGGGACCGAGTACTCGTCGGTGCAGTGTGTCGGGAACCAGTGCGAGATTTGCGATCCGACCGGCCCAGCCGAGGTTGAGGAGCAGCAGCTACGGGCCAAACACGCAGAGGAGTGCGCGAAGCGGGAAGCCGCCGAACAGGAGTATGATTAAGCCTGTATTCGGTCCTCTCCAGGCCGCCCTAAGTTCCACCACTACGAGGTATTTCCCATACGAGGCAGGAGGGGGGCCGGGACTACCGACAGCACTCATCCGTGCAAACGCGCCTATAGCCGTAGCCGGTACGATCAACAACCTTGTGATGACCCTATCGGGAGCGCCGGGTGTGGGCACGTCCTACACTGCGACGCTCTACAAAAACAGCTCGGCCACCACCCTGACTGTCACGGTAAGTGACACGGCAACCCAGGCCGTTGATAGTAGCCATCCTATAACCGTCGCACCCGGCGATCTTCTAGGTTGGGTGATTGTACCTACCGCCGCACCCGCAGTCGTAAACGTCTTCATTGCCACCACGTTTGAGGGTACCAACGCTGGAGAAACGCCGATGGTAGCTGGTTGGGACCCCGCTTCTAACTCGGCGATTGAGTATCGTCCTCTATTCGGCTCAGGAGGGTCAAGTTCGATAGAAGCGCGTGTGGCCGTACCTTTTCCGACTTCCGGTACGATTGACCAGCTCTATCTACGACACAGCAGCACTCCAGGCGGTGTCGCTTCCTATACGGTCACTCTTTTCAAGAACGGGTCTGCTACTGCGCTAAGTGCTAGCGTAGTTGGCGCGAGCAACACGAGCAATAATCTAGTCGATTCCGTGACCGTAGTTCCTGGGGACCTCCTCTCAATCGAGGTTGCGCCTTCAGGTACTCCAACTTCCTCAATTCCTTTTATAGGAATGCGCTTCCGACCTACGATCGACGGAGAGTCGCCGTTTCTTGCGAGGTGGACCAGCACATCAAACGTCACTCAGCGGTACGGACCCCCACATGGCACAAGTGTAACGAGCCCGACCGAAACCATCATGGCGTCGGTTGTGCCAATCGGGTTCACCTTGAAGAACATGTACGTTGCCCACGGTGCTGCACCTGGCGCGGGCAAGTCATGGACGTACAATTCGCGGGTCAACCTTAGCGCAGGAAACCTCACTGTAAACCTTGCTGATGCTGCGGTGACAGGGAGTGACACGACAGGCTCAGACACCCTCGCTGCACTCGATCTGCTCGCTGTTGGTCGCATCGGAACCGGTACCCCTGCTGATTCCCTCAGCTCTACGTTTAGTGCCGTTGCGTACATCAGCACCGGGCCGCCACCCACACCTTCAGCGTTTCAGCCGCGCGTTATGATCATTTAGGTATGGAACTCGCCCATTATCTCCTCATCTACTCGCTGGGCCTGAAGCTATTCGCTTCGGGCGCGTCAGCGTTCTATGCCTGGCAGATAGTGAAGTTCAAAACCAGCTCTACCCACTTGTGGGTTTTGCTGTATGCGGCGTTCAGCCTCCGCTTCCTTCAGGTTCTTTGGTCGCTTCAGTTCTACGCGGACATCAAGGACATTTACGCGCGTATCAACTTCGAGCAGATCCTCGTGAACAACCTCATCGAGACTGCGGTTGTGCTCACCTTCTTGGGAGCCGTAGCGACCAGCTTCTTCCAGTTTAAGCGCCGAGAAACATGAACGAGCTAGCCGCCCAGATCGGTGCGGTGCTCGTCGCCTTCTTCTCAGGTACGGCGTTCGTAACGTTCCTCAAGTACCTGGCGAACAAGGGCCGCATCCGGGCGGAAACGGATGAGGTGGCGTCAGCCGGTTGGCGTCGGTACTCGGACAAGCTCGAAAAGCGCCTCGACGAACTGGACAAGCGCTTGGAGAAGAAGGATCTACAGCTCGGAGCAGAGCGCGCGGCGCACGAGCTAGAGATGAAGACCCTCATGATGGAGCATGAGGACAAGCTCAAGAATATCGTCTCCTCGCATAACATCGAGAAGTCACAGCTCACCACTCAGATCGAGACCCTAGAAAAGCGTGTGGACGCACTCGAAGCCGAGAATGACAGGCTGAAAGCCCTTGTGCCTCAGAACCTAACAATCGACGGCGGCCCCGCTGCCTAAACCTATGAAACTATCTCTTTACCTTCCGGTCTCACTCGCCAGGATCACCCAAGGCTTTTCCGAGAACGCCAACGAGAGCTACGCCAAGACTGGCCTCATCGGGCACACGACGATCGACTGGGCCTACGAGCACGGCGAGCCTGTCCCGAACCTCGCCAGGAACGCCTTCTGCTATTCGGTCATGAACCGGGACAACCCCGATCCCGACAAATACCGCGCAGTCTTCACGCTGGTGAACGCCGACAACGGCCTCTCAGACTGGGCCGAGATCTCCTACGGCCACGCGCACAAGGTCCTCGCTGAGGTGGGTAAGACCTACCAGGTGGGCGACATCCTCATGACCGCCGGGAACTCCGGCACCGTCTACGCCAAGGGCAAGCTGGTCACGAAGGCGCAGAAGCTCGCAGGCTCCAAGGCGGGCACTCACCTTCACGGCCCCCAGGTGCGCCCCGTTAGGCGGGTAAAGACCGTGAACAAGAAGCGTCACTATCTCTCAGACGGCTCCGGCCTCCTGAAGCACGACGGCTGGTACTACGAGATCATCAACTACGAGAACGGAACTAACGGCTGTATTTCGCCAATGCCCTTCATGAAGGAGCTCACGGTCGCTGACTACATGGCTGGGCTCAAGAAGCAGGTATCCCTCTTGTCCACAGTTCTCGCGCTTTTGAAGCAGAAGCTCGGGTTAAAATAGGGGTCTATGACCAACATACTCGCAGCCGTTATTCCGGTTCTGCTCCCGCTCATCGTCACCGGACTTACCAGCGCCACTAAGCGTCTCCCGGTCTTCGACCTCTCTGAGGAGACGCGGAAGATCGTCGTCCGACTGATCGCAGCGGTGTTCTCCGTCGTCATGGCCTCGATCTACTTCATGCTCGGAGGCGATCCGGTTAGCGAGACCTCGATCAGCGAGCTCGTCCTTGCCGCGCTTCTCTTCCTCGGTTCGGTGGGCGGACATCACCTTCTCAAGAAGGACTAGTTTCCCCGTCTGAAACGGCATCCGGCACGGGTCGCTAGTCGCTTCCCTAGGTCCGGTGAGAACTCCTGAACGACGTGCGCTCTAGCGTATAAAATTCCTACACCCAGCATCACTGCTCGTCATAGGCTTCGCGGCACTTGCCGCAATGGTTTCACTCGTTGCTCGCGCAGTGACGGTGGACGCGCCTCTTGTCCACAGTAACGCTACGGATCAGGTCGCGCTCACAGCGACAGGAGGTATAATCGTTTCACCAGCTAAGGCTGGTACCACTGGCAAGTCGCAGGCAACCGTCTCTAAGGAGGCGGTTCGTGCGTATATAGGCCCAGAAGGCGTAAAACAGGCCATAGAGGCGGAGTTCGGGCCGGGACACATCATGTACTGGGTAGCCGTAAATGAGAGCGAACTAGACCCCCTAGCGGAGAGCGGGACAGGTCCCGAGGGCGTATTCCAGATCGCACGGCAGACCTGGCGTAACTACAAGTGTGAGGGTGACGTCTTCAACGCCGCCGACAACATCAAGTGCGCCCGCAAGATCTATGACGCTAACGGTCTCACGGACTGGCGATGGAGCATGTACCACGGCTCACAAGGCGGCTGGGCTAAGCACCTATAACAAAGCGCACCCTCGCTATTCGTGCGAGGGCTCAGGTAGTTAAGGGTGTGGGGAACGGAAATAAGTTCTTCTGTTCTGGGATTGTAGTTGTCGATGGTCCACCTAAGAGAGTGCGCATACACACAATAGCACCCTGAGCGGGTGCTATCTTGCGTCGAGCTGTGCATTACGGGCTACCCCTCTGAGGGCTTGATGTGCCGTTGCAGAGCCCAGTCGGCAGGTAAGTCCTGAACCACTCGCGCCACCGGCCGCCCATCCACCATCACCACTTCCACCTTTGGCGGAGGCGGGGCGACAGGCTTTGTCCCGGCAGCCCACTGATAAGCTCTGCGTCCTGTGACGCGGCACTTCCTTTTTCCGGCCTCATAGACCCTTCCAAGGCTCCGCAGCTCATGTGTGCGCGGCGTGACGGTGTTGATCGGCCACGCCAGCTCGTGCGCCAGCTCACTGTTCGTGAGGGCCTTCCCGCGCTCAAGGACGGCTAGCACGGCGGCCTGGCGCTCGGTCAGCTCACCCCCGATGCTCGCGAACGCTTCCTTGCTCGTATCGCGGACGCTCATGGTTAGAAGCCTTGTGAGGCACGCTCCTCCCGCCACTTCGCCCAGCGCGCCTTCTGTGCCCGCGAGATCTTGGCGAACTTGCTCGTCTTCGATCCGACCGGACGACCGCGCTTCCTCTTGGGAGCGGCTACCTCGATCTCGCCAGTCTCAGTCGCGAGCGCGTTGAAGAACACGCGGGTGTCTAAGGACACATGGTAGGTCTTCGCGACCTCGTAGACCTTGATGCTCTCTCGCTTCAGGTCCGCACGCTTCGCTAGCTCTTTGATGCGAGCCTCTACCTCCTTCATGGTGGCGAAGGTCTCGAACGGATCATGATCCAGTTCGTACTGGAGAATGAAGGCGATTGGCCCCTGCGGTTCGCTATTCACTACGTGGAAGTTCTTCTCCAAATAATCCGGTGTCCACCACATGTCTCCCGAGCTAAATCTTCCGTCCTCGTTCAGCCGCTTCAGGGTGATGCGTCTGTACGTTGATGAGACGTCTGCCGTAGTGGCCTCTAATACGTCGCCCACTTTGAATGTAGTCATAGTGATGTGATTAGAAGGGAACGTCCTCGGGACGGATCTCCTCACCCTGATCTAGCGAGGGATTGGAGCTGGCGTACGTCTTGCCCGGTACCGGGGTCTTGTCGAACTTCTCGCCCTCGATCTCTTCAGCGATCGGCCACTCCTTCGGCTCAGCCGCTCGCACCTTCGGAACGACATTCTCCTTGATGAAGGCCACGAGGAACTTACGGACCCCGATGAAGTACACCTTCCAGTCGTCGCTATCGTACAGCTCCTTGTCACCCTCAGGCTGAGGGAAGCCGTTACAGGTGGTACCTGCCTCGCTATCCCAGAAGAAGTTCGTGATCTTGTCACCGTTCTGGTAGATCGAGACGCCGCGACGTTCCTTCCCGCGCTCATCCTCGAACGCGTACGGCATCACCGCCACGGGGTACGAGAAGTCCACATTCGGGAGCTTCTTCATGTAGTCCGTGCCGAAGTTCGTGCCCGTGCCTTCCGACCAGGTGACTTCATCCTTGCCGTCCGAGAAGGTCGTGAGGATGTTCTCTCCGAAGTCGCCGGTCTCGAACTCGATCTTGGTGATGCGCACCTTCTCAATCGAGCGGTAGAGGAGCTCCCACTTCTCTCCCTTGGTACCGTCCTTCAGCTCGTACTTGCGGAGAACCGCGCCCTCGGTTCCCTCATCCACCTTCTCGTGGAACTTACCGTCTGACTTGATACCGATGTAGCGCCCGTTTGGTGTTGCTGATGTCAGCATATGTATTTTGGTTATTGCTTATTGTGAGCGTCTATAGGGCGTGTCTCATTCCCGTTGTGAGCATCGATCAAGGTGTTCACTGCGCGGGTCAGATGGAATAGATGTTCAACAACATCCTCCATCGTCACCCAATGTGCGTCAGAAGGCTTGGAGCAGAGCTGTTGGAGCGGCTCCATACCTAACGTGCAATGTTTTGCATAAACGCATACCCCGCGACCTTCCCAAGCGGCTGATACCGTGGGTACCACATCACACTTAGGAGCCAGGCGTTGAACCGCTCATCCACGAACTCGCGTGCCCAGCGGATCAGATCCTCACGCTGCGCTAGTGCGGCGGGGCTCATAACGCGAACGCTACTATGTAGGAACCGATGCCCAGAAGTGCCCCGTATGTGACAGCGGGCCATATGCTCATACTCCGAAGTGCGCTACGCCGATAATGCTCACCAGGAGAGCTACCACAAGGACGACGATCGCCCGCTCTTCGTCCCTGCGCCTCATGCTCTCTTTGATCTTGCGGGTGCGCTCAAGGGAGAGCTCCTCTGCCCGTTCAGTGTTGTAGGTCATATTTAGAAGCCATCATTAACTGCACGGCTCCCGTAGTAATGCTTGTCGTCGCCGAAGATCAGCCAGTTCATCAGGTCGTCTGTGGAGCGCATGTCCACCCCCACCTTCTCCCCGAACGTGGCAGCGATCCCGGATCGTAGAAACACCTCTCTACCAGTCTCCTGCTTCACCTCTGGTCGGCGCTCACGGTTCCTCCGGTTCTTGCGGCTCATAGGTATCTGCGGCTAGCTACTGAGTGCCCAATGTCCACGTAGCGGAAAGGCGGCTTGCCATTCCATACGTCGTTCTTGAGCCCTATCTCCCACTTCTTTGCCGTCTCACGAAGCCCTGAGAGGCGCTTGATTGTTACCTTTACCATATCAGAAGATGTGATAGTCGAGGTTGTCCCGACTGACGTAATAATTGCGGGTCCCGTACTTGTCGTACTCCGGTCCCTGATCGCAGATAGGCACCTCGCGATCCTCAGGCTGCACGTTGAGCTCTACGAGCTCCTTCGCACTGTAGTCTCGTGTGTCCATGATGTTTGTTTCCCGCTACCTCCGCCAGCTTCAGCAGAAGCGGAGGGAGGTAACGGCTGAAGCTTAGGGTAGGAGCTAAGAAGGAAAGGTGCTGGTGGGGAACATCGTAGAATTAAAAGGCCTCACGGGACTGGGTTTTACTCCACTCTACGCCTCTCCCCCATCAACACCCTTCCAATGTCCTACCTACTAACAGGCTACCACGCATGCGTAGAGATGCACGCGTGGCATGTGGATAACCTCCTGGCGTGCAATGGCGGTCGGGTAAGATGGGGGTATGACTAAAACAGCACCGGCCAAGAGCAAGTTCATCAATGTGCGTATTAGCAGGAGGGCTCACAAGGCTTTAAAGGAGGTAGCTCGTGCGGAGCGCCGCAGCCTCGTCGCTACGGTGGATAAGCTCCTTGGTGTATGAGGCCCTACCGCGAGGAGTACGTCCGCCAGGAGGCCGCCTGCGTGGAAGAGGGGTTCCACTTCCTCGGCTGGGACAATGGTTGGGCGGCGACGCCTCAGCGTGTACTGGATTGCCGTCAAAAGGCACACAATCAGCAGGCCCCTCGTGTCACCTTCGATGTTCAAGCGAACGACACAGGTTCGGTCAATATCCGGGGTTGTTCAGTTTGCAGGTGGTACTCAAAGTATGATTGTAGCGGATAGACCATGAACTCTCCCTACCGCGAGGAACCCGTCAGCCAGATACAGTCTGCAACCGATCTCTTCGGCCGGTACCGCGTCGTCCCTACCAAGAAGCGTCAGACAGAGCGCGGGGAGCTGCTCCGCTACTTCAGCCAGAAGACAGGATGGACGATCCCCCGCCTTTGCGGACGTATGCCTCCCGGTCTCACCCTTGAGGATCTCTACTACCTCAAATCAGCGGCAGACGGGTACGAGCGCGAGGGCAAGGGCGCGTGGAGCAAGGCGTTCTTCGGAGCTCTTAAGCCAAGGGTATGAACATTATCTGCTGGCTCTTCGGACACCGCGATCCGAACTGGGTGAATGGGTATTTTGTGCCGCTCTTACCGTTGCGTAGCTACCCTTGTAGTCGCTGCGGTGCTTCACCGTCGGCTCATCCGCGATAAGTACAATAGACGGCACTAGCGAACAGCTAGCCATACTGCGCGCATGAACGGTCTGCTACGGCAGGCCGTTTCGCGAGAAGTTATCAACAGGTCGGATTGCAAGTGAACGTGAGCAGGGGGTACTATGTATCCATGCTCATACCAAAGTACATTAGTGTACCTACCGGAAAGCGCGGAAGCCACGCTTCTTCATTTCCCGGTATGAGCACCGTCAAACGCCCGTAGTCTCACGACTGCGGGTTTTTGACGTTTGGAACACCAAGCTAGAGAGATCTCAGTCGCACCTCTCGATAAATAAACGCGTACTGTAAGTCCACATCAGGCGCTACTCCCTTCCGACGTGAACATCTGTGCGCTAGACGCCGCCGGCTCTTTCTAGAAGATGACGGAAGCAGGTGTTCACATCGGAGGGCGATAGCCTACATCACGGAGTGTAGGAGACTGGTTATGAGTGGAGAATACGATAGCCGGCTTGGTATCATATAGTTCTAATCTCGCCCAATCTACTACTGATCGGAAGCGAGGCTTTATCTAAACACCTATGAAAAGATGGATTGCTCCTAAGAATGGCGGCTACATCGTCTTTCGGTTGGAAGGCTTCAACGCGGTAGTGCCTCAGAGTGACATCAAGCCCCATAACTGGGACAAGCTGACATGTCCTTGTGGCCCTTCTGTAGAAGCCGACAAGGACGGCCACCACGTCATCCACTCCTCATTCGAGGAGAACGCCGCACTCGAAGCGTCCCTTAAATCCATCGGGCTATGAAGCTCGCTAAACCGAAGAAGCGATCCATCTCCAAACTCAAGAAGGAGCTTGATACCCTCTTCTCCCGCTACATCCGGTACTCAGCCGTTGAAAGTGATGGGTTAGTGTCCTGCTACACCTGCCCTCGAAGGGATCTTCCGGGGAAAATGCAGAACGGGCACTTCATCCCCCGCCAGTACCTCGCGCTCCGCTATGACGAGGTGAACAACAACGTCCAATGCTACGCCTGCAACATGCTCTACAACGGCCAGCCAGGAGCCTACGCCGTTCGGCTTGAGCAGGATCATGGGCCAGGGACGGTTGCTAGGCTGGAAGCCAAGCGCCGGGAGATCGTCCCGTCATTTCCATACGAAGAGCGCATCGCCCACTACAAAGCTAAGCTGGCGGAGCTCGGTCTTTGACCAGCAGGGCGGGGAGCTTGATGAAGTTCACCGCAAACGCCCACGCCTGCCGCTTTGTCATCC